TTCTTTTATCGTATCATCGCTTAGATGTCTATCTCTTATATGCCTTTCAACATACTTGTTTGCTAGATTCTCTATTTTGTTTGATTTGTCCATTTGTACTATCAATTATTTAGTTAATAATAGATCATAGTCCTCTTCATCTATACTCCCATTATTGTTGACATATATAATGAAATCATTTAAAAGCACGGACTTATCCTTGGATAAGGCTTTTATAATAAGCTCTCCATCATCTTTCAACATCACATGCACAGTATCCCAGATAACATATTTTTGACATTCTTTCTCAATCTTCTTGATTGTTTTAAGTATTATCTTATACGTATCCTCATATCTTTTTACTATTCCGCAAAGTTCAGTCGTATTATATTTACGTATAGCCGTGAATATATATTCCTTTTTGCAATCCCAGCATTTTATCAGTCTTTCTGATACGCACGCCTTATCCTCGTAGAAGAAGCAACCCTTACATGGCTCATTATGGTCGTAGCTTAATACTACAAGCAGCTCCACGCCATTCTTGTATATCACGTCCCCTTGTTTCATCTTGTCTATTTTATTAATCTCATTATCAATATAGTAAAGTTGGATATTATCCATACTATAGATATCCAGAACGTTGTACTTAACATAAGACCTATATTCTTAGGTATAGGATCTACTCTCCTGAATGTCAGGATCATGTATATAAATGTTTTTATATTCATAATTTACGATATTTTTCTATATAGTTAACTATCAAGTCTTTAACTCCTTTTGGAACATCTGTTAGTTTAAGTTTTCCTTGGAATATATCCTTACCGTACTCGTCCATGATCTCCCCGAATGAAGGATTCATGACTCTCGTTGACATGCATATCGGTTGATCGGTATCGAATTTGAGAACAATCGTTTTCCCGCTGTTTATCACCTTTTTTAAAGCCACATAAAGTTTCCTTCCTTTTATTATATCACAATTCCCTTTTAGGATGTTGGACATATATATAACATGTTCTTTCTTGATACGGGGAGCTTGCTTCCTAGGACTTGTGTTATTTATATAAACAATATCCCTTCCATTTAACTTCCATTTATCGAAACATGACAAACATATACCGTAATCCGCCCATTTTCTTATTCTAGGCAACATCCGTTTACTTCCTGCCGGCATCTTTTCCCCGCAGCATTTGCATTCCCAATCTTTGATGGTCCTGAACTCTGCGTAATCATCTATTGAATACTTTCTTTTAACCATTTCTTTCTGTTTTCAAAATTATCATCACCATAGTTGTAATTAGGACAAGCCTTATTGCTTGGCCGTCTCGCATAAGTCTTTTGCTCCCTATTATATTTTCTATTAGGGTTTATATAATGGTCGCACACTCGCCAAACGGAGCAACATACTTTCCCGTATCTTTTCGCCCACTCCTGATCATGTAGATGTACGCAAGTAGCGCAAGTTGGATTCTTGAGCTTATCCTTATTCTCATCTATAATCTTATTGACCCGATCAAGAATAACGGACATATGCTCAGTATACATAACATTGAATACGTCCGGTTCTGGAAGATATGTCATCGAGCTTATATCTATGTCCATTTCCTTAGACTTATCGTAAGCCGATTTGTGTTTCCTTATTATCAAATCCTTTAATTGATTTACTTTTCTCTCGTAAGCCCTCATATTTCATTCAGTTTTCCATCCTTGTTTCTTCAATAGATCCACCATCATCCCCTTTATCTTAGGACTGATAGCCTCGGTAAGTATATCAGCGGCCAAGTTAATAGAGAAGTTTGTCATTCTGGATTCTCCTATATACTTCTCGCTGGTAACTTCTTTCACATAATCGTGGATATCCTTAATCATCTCATTTTGAGATCTTAGGAGATCCAGTATCTCATCGAGTTTATCATTCATTTTTTTTCTCAAATATACCTGACAATAACCAGACAACCACTATCAAAAAGAAACACAACCCAAGCGCCTCATCCGGATAATCATGCATCGCCTCTAAAATGTCCCTCATAGCTTAATGTCCATTTTGCCAATTATACGATAGAAAATATCCCTAGTCAGCTCAATATCGTAAGTAGCGTCATGAAGCTTATTCTCGTCGATCTCAATACCCATAGTTCTGGCTACGGTCATCAACTTAAAGTTCTCCATATCGTTTCTTACACCCATCAGGAACGGTGTCACCATAACATATACATCCATACAGTTAGGATAGAACCATGATCCGAAATACTTATCCCCACATTGCTGGAATAAAGCCCGTAGGAAGCTGTTATCGAATCCAGCGTTGTTATACCCCACCAAATACATTTTATCCCTCTTATCGAACTTATTCACGTATTTGGATAATATACCAACTAACTGCCTGTACCCTTCTTCCATAGGCTGATACGACTTCACCTGCTCCAAGGTAACGCCAGCCACGTCCAGCGCCTCTTGCTCTATCGTGGCGGCAGGGTTCGGGGCCAGGCGGATGTCGAACCTCTCGACCTCCTGCCCGTCGATATCCACGATCCCTCCTATTTGGTGTATCCCGTTTCTCCAGAACTTAACCCCGGTTGTCTCTAAATCGAAAAATAGTAATTTGCTCATATCTATTGATTTTTAAAATGTTCCTTAATCTTCTCCAATGCCTAAACAATTAAACGCCAACCATCCACTTACAACTCCCATCGCAAAAATAAACAAAACCATAAGCGAGAACAGCGCCCAATCTTTTGTATTTAGTTTATTGCTCTCCTTCTTTGCTTTTATTTTTTCAAGAATATTCTTGTCAACATTGAAATCGAAATCAAATATCGTATTACTATCTATCTTCCCATCAATATCTTTGTTATTAATAAATATCTGTCTCTTAACACTCATATCCCTAATATTTCTGCTACATAAACAAATCCATAACATATATAATTATCAGCATCATGCTCCCCATAATCAACATGCCAAATAACAGCGCATGGGAAATAGAGTGGCATATCCTCAGCCATAGGATCCTCTTTGAAGTCATCAATGTTTATCTTCTCCCTCCACCTCCACAGGTCTTGAATATCGTTCAAAATTAATTTCTCCATAACTATGACGGATATTAGATGTTAGTAATTCTATAGCCAAGCTGATCATGGCTCCCGCTTCCGTAAGTTTATTCATTTGGGCGTACACCCTGTGCTCTGCGCTACGATAAGTCTCCCTGCTGCTTATGGTATCTAGCAAATCATCTATAGCGTTTCTAAGAAGATTGGTTATTCCTCTTTCTCCCATACCCTTGAAATAATAAATATCACGACCAGCGTAAAACATGTCCTGATATCTTTTAGCTACGTACTCTATTCCGGATAGATGATATTTTTCGTTGTCTATCTCCACCTCCCCTTTTTCTATAGCCCTCAACAACTTCCAATCTATCGTTACATAAGTTTCACGATTTTTTACCTTTACATAGGTATATCCGCCATAATGAGAGCCCAATGTCCTCATCGTAAGTTCATTGACTTTTTGTTTGTTTTCATCCATAATAATCTGGTTTTTAATGTTGATACAAAGATATGATTTAAACAAAAATAAAAGCATGAATAATATTAAAATAATATTAATCATGCTTAAATATAAATATATCCCTTCTAATTCTCACGGATATACGTATTCGTACTCATCTGGAGGGGATGTCTTGTATTCAACATCGCACTCCATAGTTGTAAATTTCATAGAAAATCATAGAAATAATTAAGATATTCTACTCCATTTTAGACGCTTCGACACAACTGGCAACCCGGCTGCTCTGCGTCCGTATAGCCGCATCAACTCCTACGGCTTGTATGTTTATCGCGGCGTTGAGATCCCTGTCGATCTCCATGCCGCAATCTTTGCAGACAAATGTTCGATCCGATAATTTCAGATCTTTATTCTTCCAGCCACATCTTGAACAGGTTTTCGAGGATGGGTAAAAACGATCTATAACAATCAGTTCTTTACCATACCACCTACACTTGTATTCAAGTTGGTTACGGAACATCGAGAAAGAAGCATCATATACAGAACCGGCAAGTTTGTGATTCTGTAGCATACCGGAAGCATTTAGATTCTCAATACAGATAACATCGTAATTATTTACCAGCATCGTGGTCAAATTATGCATGTACCATGAACGCTTGTTGGCTATATCACGATGAAGTCTTGATACTTTTAGCCTGCATTTGTTTCTTCGATTACTTCCTAATTTCTTTCTTGATAAATGCCGTTGCATCCTTTTTAACTTCGCTTGGTTCTCACAAAGAAAATGGGGATTCTCAACAGCAATCCCATCAGATAATGTAGCTAATGTCTTAATCCCTAAATCAACTCCGACTGTTTTGCTAGTTTTCTGTTTGTAACACTGTCCTGTTTCTACAAGAACTGATACGAAATATTGACCAGCACGGTTCTTTGAAACGGTACAGGAGATAAAACGAGCGTTGTCTGGAACTCCACGATCGATAACAATCTTAACCCATCCGATCTTTTCGATCCGGATCTTATTGTTAGTGATTTTAAACTTCGGGAACGGCAATCTAAACGACTGGTTGTCGTGTTTATTTTTGTAATTCGGTTTACCGAGTTTTTCTTTCCTGTTCTTGTTGAAGTATTGTCTGGAGAACTCAATAAAATCACGTTGCTTCTGCTGCAAGGTGGCTGCCGATACTTCATTTAACCAAGGTTTTTCAATAACAAGATCCGACTTTGTCGGGAATTTCGGATTAGGGTTTGTTTCTTTATCGTATGAGTTAAATGAGTCAACACAAGCATTCCATACAACACGTACGCATCCGAATGTTTTTGCAAGAAGTTCTTCTTGTGTTTTGTTCGGATACATACGATATTTATATGAACGCTTTATTAGACTCATCATCAATTCATTTTAATATATTAAATATACAAATAATTCTATGATTTTACAATGGATTACTATCGATTTTGTAATTATTTAATCATACTTGTCTCCTCTTCTGTATACTAACGCTACCCAACAGTCATATTTTTTGCTGTATCCTATAAGAGGGACATTGGCCATAGGCGGATTATCCCCCGTTTTGTATCTTATTCTTGTTACTTGTTTCATGTTCTCATGGATATAGATATTCGTATTCTTCCGGTGGATATGTTTCAAATTCGGTGTCGTACTTCATACAAGTGTAGTACTTGCCTTTGCTTCTGTACACTACTGTCCACGGACAGTCATATCTTTTGTTGTATCCTAAAAGAGGAACACCTTCCATAGGAGGCTTATCTTTCGTTTTGTACCTTAATTTTGTTATTTGCTTTATGCTCATATAATCTTATGTTTAAGTAATTCCATCATCATCGAAAACAATGTGTCTACAAGACGTTTCTCGCTACTCCAATATATAGGGATCTCGTCTATATCTCTATACGCTACAGACCATGCATGTTTTAGCTTATAACATTCTAATGTACAACCCTCTATCTCATATGGGAGCAAATTCAGTAACGTCCCTACATCCCAAACAGGGTTGAAGACGTCCGGTGTAACGACCTCGATAAGTCCTATGCGGCCAGCTTCGTCCTCCATAGAATGCAGTCGATCTAGGTATCGGTTCCTAAACCCGCTGGCGGTGGAGATAGGGAGGCCGGCCTCGACCAGCGCCCTCCCCTGTTCTTTTGTGGTGAATATCCTTTCTTTCATCTAATCCTTGATCTTTTTCTCTACAGTAACGATCGTATCATTATGCCATCCCCCATGAGCCACAAGAAGAATCTCCTGCTGCTCGAAGCCAAGCCCGGCCCCTATACCGCCGGAGTTCCACGCGCAGGTAATGACCACCCCTCCTTTCTTGGTGATCCTAGCTATCTCCTTCTTCTGTCTAGCCCAATAACTAGATTGTGTTGTTTGCATATTAACAGATTCTCCAAGCTTTTTATATGACTCGGATACCTGTCTCGCGGAATATGGTGGATCATATAGTACCATATCAGCTATATTATCCTTAAGACCACACAGGAAGTCCGTGGCGTCCTTATGATGCATAGCCTTAGTCTCAGGATCAAGATCGTTGGTGATCGTCCCTATGTCGCTGTTTCTGGCGAATGGATCCACTATAACCATCCCCTCTTCTCGATATTTATCTATAAGTTCCCTTATCGGTCTTATGCTGAATGTCTCTTTATTCGGCATCGACCATGTCTTGTTTATGATCATATCGCTGTAATTGTGCTTTAAATATGAGTTTCATGGTACTTCTAGGTATAGGATCACATATATCCTCCCACCAATTCTCGTGCCCTTTCGGCGGATGTATATCCTTTTTCCATGAAGATCCCTTAACTGTCTTGATTCTTCCGTATGGTCTCATTTTGCTCGTGTTTACCTTCACATATCATAATTGTTTATTTATTCTCAGACCTAAAAATATCTTTTGCGAACATATCAAGGGTAAGTTTATGTATCTTAGGTAAGACCTTAACCAATTTAATACCAAAATTTTCTCCCCTCTTAACAAAAGTCCATTTACCATATATGATTCCATGCATCATATTCTGTATTACTTCCTTACTGTCTGTCAAGAATACTTGGTAATAGACACTTTTGGCATAATTAAAATCCTCCCCATGATCATTTGCCGGTCTTAATATCATTACAGCCGAAGAGCGTCCACGAACGAATCCGTGTATCTCAAGGCATTCATCAAACTCATAATTATCACGTTCCTCATCATGAACATCCTTAACCCATTTACATGGTCTCCCGTCCTTAAACGGGATCTTTAACTGTTTCTTTGCCATCTTTTAAATTATATTATAATGTTAGGTACTTATATACTTTTCTACACCAAAAGCATATTTTCATGCTTCATAGGGACATTGTTGAATCCGCTTACACGAAACTGATTCTAAAGAGGTTTCTTCACGTGCTTTAATTCCCGGCGTACCTCCGGTATCGTTTGTTAATCGTAACTATATAAACCCGGTGTAAAGTTATATATAATCACCATTGTCAGTTATATTGATATCACTCCACAAGTTCAATCTTCCCTTATCATCCAATTGCATATGGATAAAACCTTTTGTCACCTTCTTCCCGGCTTTAAGAGCCTCTACGTCTTTATCGGTAATCTTTTTCATACTTTCGATATTTTATCGTTACAATTAAATTCATCTTTCATCCTGATCTTTATGCCTCCATATGATAATTCCTTATGAGCTGTGACAAAATAATCAACCGCATCTTCATCTAATAAACTATGCGGACACCTTTCCCATACAGGGTTTTGATCTAGATGATCCCATGTGGCTACAAGTAACCTATTCTTGTCATCATCAATAGCTATTTTGTATGTCCCTGTAGTAGCCTTACGTTTAATGATCGCTCCATTTAACATCTGTTTCTTAGCCCAGCCCCATGAGCCTCTCAACCCAAATGTTTTTATAACCCAGTCATTTATCTTCTTCATTTCAAGTTATTTGTTAAAAGTGTAATATAAATATAAATACATAAATTGGATAGGACTATTCACCATACCCTTATCAGTAGGATCATCGTATTTTTCAAGCCAAAAACGAAGCGCCTCCCAATCGATATCCTTACGGTCACATACCATGCAGGCTAGGTTAGCCCCGAACAGCTCCCCGTCGCCGCCCAGCGACTTGTTAAACCTCTTGGCTAGTCTTTCCTTGAATCCCTTATCATACCATATCCCGGAAGTAGCGGCATAACAATAATAAGCGTTGTATTTCATTTTCACGCCCATCTTCTCAAACAATGGTGTATGCCATATCCGATCTAAAAAGAATACTATTCCACGATATATGAAGGTTCGGAGATTTTTCCTGTATTCTTTCCCCAAGAAATTATCCACACAAGATATAGTCCCGCCTGAATAATACCAATTATTGGCGCCTCTCTTAACCTTATCCGTCATCTTGAATTTATTCTTTCTGTCTTCCACCCTATCCCAAGGTTTCAGCTTATCCTCATTAAATGTCGGGCAATAATGATAGTAATGATTGATCCATGACAGATATGGGTTGTATATCGTGTATCCATTATCGCTGACATATGAGTTCATATCATACCCAAGTTCCTTGGCTAGAATAGATCCCTCATCAGCTAATACCTTCAATATCGGGTTCAAGTTCCATATCTGATCTTGACTGACGAACATCGAGTAACATTGATCCTCATCCTCCCCATACCATCCTCCCATCCCGCTCACTATTTTATCCAAATCAAGTGAATAATCTTTCCCGGGTAAAAAATCATCTCTAAGAAAAAAACCTCTATATGGGATCATATCATGTATGCCGGGTTGGTCGTCAAATATGAACTTAGCGTTCTCGGTCAATCTAATCAATGTTTGCAAGACAGAGGATATATCTATGGGTGCATATTCACACCTATAGACCTTATTATTTATCCAAAGATATTGAAGAAGCTCGGCTATATTAATAGTCCCGTCCTCCACATATCCTGTCTTGTTATCGAAGTTTATTTTGGCTAGAGGTATATTACTTCCTTGTGGTTGATCACTTTTTTCATTACAACAATGCACGAACCTGTCAAAGAATATATCTTTCCAGCCAAAATATTTATCCATTAGCGTCATGGGCTTATTTTTTATCGTATAATGACATGACGTTGATAAGGTCAGCCTTTCTAGCCATCCCCTCAAGTTTGTTAAAGCCATCCATATTATCTCCACTGATGATGATAGTAGGGTATACCTCTATACCGTACTTGGATATCTCCTCCTCCGTGGCCTTGTTCTCCGGGATCTGGTTCAACGTAACCTCACCCTCATACTCCTGTAACGTGTTGGCGATAATATATCGCATGTAATCGCTGTACTCAGCGTCTTTCTTCGTGAAAAAATCGATTCTTACCATCTTTAAATAGTTTTTAATTTGTTAATAATTAAATCCGCTGTAAATATAGCATTATCTATCTCATCTACACCCATCTTCCTCCCATCGAAACTGTTAGATAATAAATCCTTCACGATTTGATATCTTCTCAACTCCCAATCTATGTCTATATCAAACTTAAGATGCCTTACACGATCATAATTCAGCTCTTTATGATTCTTATCGAGGTATTTAACTGTCGAGAATGGGGTATCATCATCAATAGTGCGCTTGATCACATTAATGTATCTACCAGTCCTTTTGTCGATAGCTTTTAATTTCTCATCTACTGTTCTTTCTCCTGACTCTCCCATTCTATTAACCCTTTGTTATGTTTATCGTAATATAATAACGCTATGGCGTTCCAGCATACGGCGGATAGATGCATGAACCCATCCTTATCATATCTCTCCCCTTTCGTATAAGCGACCAAGTGTCTCATGAGTGCACCTAGATAACGATTGAACCCATCAGGTATATCTTGCCATGAGTTATCAGCATACTTCTTGGCACCTTCCGTATATACCCTCACGATGTCCTCTATCTCAGCCAAAGGAAGGAGGTCCCACCGAAGCTTGCCGTCGGCCCGGTCATCCTTGCCGCTGCCGTCTTTCCCTACGAGCGGCCCGCTTTCCACCACCGCATCTCCTATTTTTGGCTTCCCGAAATTCATCACCTCATCTGCCGTCTCATCATCAATAAGCCTTAACTTGATAGCCCTGTTTAACGAGACAACCATCTCCTCATCAACCCAAATGGATTTATATGTCTCATCAAATAACGGTTCTATTTTCATCATCCCCGTATTGTCTGCGGTCTCAAGTACCTCAAATACCTCACCATCATAAACGACCTTGTCGTATTTGTTAAATTCTTCTTTCATCTTAAATTCCTTCTTGTTTTATTATTATTACTGGATCATCATTAAAAGGAGACAGTATTCCAATATGCAGCAATATGCTTCGCTCATCCCCATCATTCTTTTCTGCTTTAAAGCCATTGATAACACATTTGTCACTAGATATAATAAAACCGCTTGTATCAGGATTATTTTCAATTGTAACCCATCCCTTTTTAATCGGTTCATATCTCTTTAGTTTACCAGCATCATCTTCCGTTAACCAATATTCCTCAAAAACAGTATCCGGATATTTGGTCTTTATTTCCTCGTAAGTATCATACCATGTCATATTTTCATGTTTTAGATTAATAAAATTCGCTAAGATCCCTGCATTCTGGTGTCTCACCTGTTATGGAATAAAGCTCACCAGATGATAGATATACGCAATGCGAGGTCTTCCCGTCCCTCCACTCGCTTTGCTTCGTAATCCCGCAAATAGCGCAGCGTTGGATCCCCGGACCCGCCTTTACCCACGAGTGTCGTACGTTTTTCTTTCTCGTCCTGTTGGTGTTGTCAAGTTTCCTCATATTAATCCTCCAAAGTCATTATAATCTTATCTTTCCCGATAATAGCCTCATTCCCGCTCCTTATATCAAAGCATCTCCCTTCATCTGCCTCCTTGAAATAAAGAACGCCATTGTACTCGAATAAACCGAAGCCGTAATCGTCTAGCTTCATTTTGCTAAGTTTTTTGAACTTATATACGTTTTTCATATCCTCCATATTTTCTTTATCCATATAAAACATCGATGCCCCCATTGACATTACCCCTACAACTGCCATAATTAGTCCCTCGTAGAACATGCTGCAATGTAGTTTATTCCAACCCTTCATCATTACAATTATGGATAATATGATTATCGCCACAATAAACAATATCCATATCATATCACATCTCCTTACTTTTTAAGAACTCCATCATATCCTCCACGCTAAGCTGGAAGCCGGCAGCCGCCTTATGGCCTCCTCCACCGGGGTTGGCCTTGCGTGCCAGCGCCGAGACATCCACCTCCTCCTTGGTGGTATAGAACGAGCATCTGAAGAATCTGCCGTTCCAGCAAAATGGCATCATCAAATCATGTTTTCTAGGATCGTACATAGACTCGAATGTGGTGGAGTTAAACTCCGTAGTATTCATACATATCGACTTGTATCCAAATATATCTGCCTCGAATGAGAACATCTTCATCTCTCCTCTGTTTTTCTCAACGATATACTCCAGTATCGCCTCCCCGTTCCTTATCATGTCATATATGAAGTCATGATCGCCATCCATGACCTTTGCCGCCATATCCACGTCAAGACCACAATATCCTCTCATCCCATATTGGAATGAAAGAACGTCACTCCACTCGAACCGGTCGTGATCCCATACATCATAAGCACTCAATAATTCTACCACATTAGGAGTTTTGATGTCATCGAAAAGATATTCCCACGTAAGCTCACAGGTCGCCGTCCCTATACGCCTCTTGCCCTTTACCTCGTAATCCCTCATATCGTCTATGGCTGTCTTATGATGGTCTATCCATATGACATCTGTACCTTTATCCTTCCACTCATCGAAAAGGAATCTTGTTCTGTTTCCAAATGACACGTCAACTACAAATACCTTATCATATTTATTCACGTCAGGTATTTCCTTGCCGTAATTGTAAGGAAGAAGATCAATGTCTTCCCCTTTGAAATACTTTTTTACTATAGCCGCTGACATTACTCCGTCAAGATCAGCCTCATGATATATACATCCTGTCATAATCTGTTGTTTTTGATTAAAAAATCTATGTATTCTTTTATATCCTTGTTCCTATCATTATCCCAGTCAAATGTCTCGTTTATGAATTTGAAGTACGATACTGGGACCGAATGTAACATCCACCCACTATACTTTCCAAATGCCATTACCGTAGAACCAAGAGGATGGGGCGGTCTACCCGGGATAGGAGCTGCGGTTACGCCCTGCGCCAGCCCCCTCCTTCGGTCTTTCTTGGCGGCTTTGATATCCAGATCTGTTTTCGTTACCTTATCCCCCATCGGGATATTAGTGATTAGTTTATCGTCGATAAACATCCCCCATCCATATCCTTTGTAGTTCTCTATGCTAAGACCCCGTATATCGCCGAATCTCGAAGAGTTATCGCAGCAGTCAACCACCATCGCACTATCCTTTCCATCCTTGATTCTCACGGCTCTACCAATGGCTTGGTACCATGTAGAGAACGAGAACGTAGGTCTGCCGAATACCACACAGTCCAGTCCGGGATGATCGAATCCGGTTCCGAGGGCGGAATAGTTGAACACCACCTGCGTCCCACCTGACTTGAACCTCTCGACTATAGCCTCCCGTTGTTTCTTTGGCGTGCCTCCGTGAACTACCTCCGCCATGCCAGCGCATATCTTGGCGTTTATCCATTCGGCGGCCGTATTACAGCTCTCAACAGAATCCATAAATACCAATATAGACTTACGGCTATTCTTTAATATCATCAATCGGCGTAAAATAAGGTTGTTTAAGCCATTTTTTCTCACCGCCTCACTAATTGACTCAGCCGTATATTCGGAGCCGTTAGAATTGAGTTTAAGGGCATCTCCATTGAAATTCCATGTCTCATATTTAAGAGGTGTCCAAAATCCTTGCCTTATCATCTCCTCTACCTGTATCACGTGAATCAGGTTCTTGAAATATACCGGTCTCATACGAGTGATGAAATTAAGTTGGGAATATGATGTCTGTCCTATCGACATGTTTTTAAGTCTACATGGCGTGGCTGTAAACCCTATCACCTTTCTCGGCTTCAGCTCATTCATGAATGTCATGAACTCACTGCCGTCCTCAGGACTGTATCCGGCATGAGCCTCATCTATCAATACATTTCTGATTCCCATCTCCTTAAGCTGACCAACAACCTTCTTGATAGACCCTAACGTGGCGTATATCATGTTAGACAGCTCTTTCTTGCCACAGGAAGCGGAGTAGATGGTAGCCGGTATGCCATACGACGTTATCTTGTCGTGGTTCTGTTGCAGCAATTCTTTTGATGGTTGTAAAATCAGCGTCTTATCTCCCATCAATCTAGCCGCTTCTGCTATCAGAAGTGACTTACCGCAACCTACAGGACCTATGATCAATACCGGATCATGTCTATCAGAGTTTATGTAATCGGAGATACTTTTAACACACTCCTCTTGATATGGCCTTAATTTATATGTCATCTCTGTAGTTATCAAAAACGTCTTTCACGTACTCTAGTCTTATCGCACATTCCCGACCATCGTCCATTTTTACCATCAAAGTCTCTTTGGTCTTGCTTATGGCTATCACCTCTCCTATCCCTATCTGGGTATGAACTATATCACCTATCTTTACATCAAATTTACTCATGGTCCAGCCTTTTATTAAATTCCTCTATCTTGCTCCTGTCTGTCTCTTTGGTCATCTTAGCCTCTTCCTTGAATATGTCATACCCTTCTCGGATATTGTCTCCAACCATATTCTCTATCATCTCCCTTAACTCATCGCTTCTTACGGCGAAAGATATCTGAAACGATTTACTTGTACCTTTCATTAGGTAATCAATCTCCTTCTTGCATTCCGTCATCAACCGATCCAGATTATCGAATTTAACGAACTTAGAGTTGCCATTGGCTTTCCTTACCCCATCCTTGAAATCCTCCAATATCCCGTTAAACACATCTACCATACACATCATGGAATGTAGCCATACCAGCATATTGAATTTATATTCATTATCAGCGTTGTTCATCAAACTCACCAAAGACTCGCTTTTTGTCAACATGATCTTCGATTCCCGGTCTACGATATCCTTTATCTCCTGCCGGCATTTCATGGCACCAACGAAATCCATTTTAGAATAACATTCATTCGATTTCTCTACCAGCTTCCTGATATCTTTTCTCGACATTAATAAATTTAATACATCTTTCTCTTCCATGATCTGATCTTTTTGCATCGCAAATATAATTAAAGCCTAGATATTTACCTAGGCTTTTTAATAAAGTTAATCTTTTTTATTCTTTCTTTTAGGCTCGTCCCAATCCGATGAATACCTGCACGTCCCTTGTTTATGGATTGAGAAATCGCACCAAAAACACAAGGGCTTGGGGCGGGGTTCAAGGCAGGCCGGCTGGAGTCCCATGAGGTAGCGCTTCTCGTACTTATACCCTTGTTTGGCATCGTCCCAAACGTGAGCTTGGTAGCTATCAATCTTCTTTGTCTCGAAATCATACATATCAAGAAGGATATCATTAAGTTCCTTGACCGATCTCTCCACTTTCTCCTTATCTACCTTCACGTTTTGGTTATCCAACATACGGGTAAAAAAATAGCTACACATATCTGGTAATACCTTATACTTCCTGTATATGTAAAAGGCGTATATCGGATGCTGGAGATTGTGAAGCAGCTTATCCTTATCGAATAACTTTCTCCCGGACTTCCAGTCTATCGTATACATAGCTATCCTGTCTTTTGTCTTATACTCTCCACGCCAGTCCACCGATCCTATGATATGTACCTTATCGTACATCACGCCATCCAAGGTAAGGGGCTTGGGCAGCTTATAAGGCAGGACGAAGTCCTCCTCCACGCCGGCCGGTCTCGACCCCCGGATCACTTTCTCCATTGGCGTAAGGCCCGACCACGCTTTCTTGTAATTACCAGCCGCATCCTTCTCGAACAATCCTACAATCCATCTTATTAACCTAGCGGCATGTTGCATGGACTCGATCTGCGATTTTACGCTATCGAAAGGAATCTGTTCTATATCAGCGTAGTAGTTGAATGCCTTGCTCATATCCTCATAAGAAGGTCTGCATCCGTTCTTGAAGAAATATTCCATCGTCTGATGGATAACCGTACCATATGACGTGGCCTCATGCTTCTCCGTGGACCTATTCCCTTCCACGTAAGTCTTATACCATTTATATGGACATTGAACGAACGTATCTATCTGGGAGTATGAGGCGGCGAGAACCTTCTCTCCGTTTATAACCTTACATAACAAATTATTCTCCGGTATTACCATAAAGCTTATCTATTTTTATGTCATGTCCGTATAAGTCCATTAACAGGTTTTGTAGATGGTGAAGATTCTTAATCTGAATAGGATCGCTTAGATCGTCTTCCAGATCCCTAAGCCCAAGATAATACCCATCATCAAAAATCTCTATAGATATTCCG